CTCCTCTTCTCCCCAATCTGAAGGGTCTTTACCAAAATCGGGATAATAATGAGGAACTAAATACATAACTCTATCACCAAGTCTCTTCTTAGCAATGTTACGAGCTATCTCTCCACCTTTATCGTGGTCAAAGAGGTCAATAAACTTACTGCACCTCTCTGCTATTTGGTCGGCTTGCTGTTTACTCATACCGTCTCCCATCATAGCTACAGTATTTTTATAGCCCCACTTTCGCAAAAGAATAGCGTCAAGCATTGACTCAACACCTATAATGGTATCGTCAGTAACTACAAGCTTGTCAAGAGGGTATATGAGACCCGCTTTCGGGAAGCCATAAATTCTAAAACGCATATTCTTAGGTCTACGAGGGTCAATGTAACGACCTATGATACCTGCAAGTGTTCCGTCTTCCCAAAAGGCAGGAATAGTAACAGTCTCACTTTCAAGGTCTCGACCTATCATATACTCTTGCATATCTTTTTTAGTAAACCCTCTATCAAAGAAATACTTATAGGTTTCTTTTCCACTCTTAAACACTGCAAGCTTACTTCGGGGCATTTCATACCGCTTCTCAGCTTTCTCTTCAAGCTGTACAAAGTGTTCCTCGTATCTCTTTATATTCAGAAAGTCTACATCAAAGTCAAAACTAAACTCAATGTGATACCGTTCTTTTAAGAACTTCTCAGCTTCCTGAACATTCTTAAATCTATCAGGTAAGGACTTATATACTAACCACGGAATAGACCCACTCGCTCCACAAGAAAAGCAATGAAACACTTGGTAATGAGAATTACTATCCTGTGGAACAAAGTCTATATCTATTCCGGCAGAGGGGTGAGACTCTCCGTGAACAGTACAACAGAACTGTATCTTAGTGTCTTTCCACGGCATTATCTTAGGAGAATGTAAGACATTTATTAAAAGGTCTTCCACTTGGTCTTTAGATAACCCTTTACTCAATCTCATCAACTCCTATCACATTATCTGCTTCGACAGGCTGACCGTCATCGGTGAAATTAGTGTCATTAGTCTCAGCGTATATCTCAGAGAAATCCATTACATCAAAGTTCCAATTCATCATAACTTTACCTGTAACACCCTCACGCTGTTTTAACACTTTCAAACACATTTCTCTATCACTCAGCATAACCTCATCTCTATACAGAGCGAGAATATCATCAGAGTCTTGACCAATAGCTTGTGTATACATAATAGACCCTAATTCGGGACCCGTCTTCTTAGAAGTATTCTTGTCTGCCTGAGTGTTAATAAAAATCGGGATTTTACACCTCTTCGCTAACTTCTTCAGGTCTCGGGTAATATGAGCTACACGCAACCAATCATCTTTAGCCCCTTGGTCATCTTCCATAAGGTAAACACCGTCAATAAGCACTACATCAGGCTTATGCTTGTCTATCTCAGCAGAAACACCCATAACACCGCTTGCTGTAGCAATAATTAAAGGCTCACAATTCGGCAGGTCATTCTCCAAGAACTCAAAATAACTCTTTTCTTGTTCAAGAGATAAAGTGCCGCTTTTGAAAGCATTATAATTAAGCTCACCGTACATCATACTAAAGAGCATAGCTTCGTAACGGTCTCTCATAATATCCTCACTCATCTCAGTCACGAACTGTAACACTTTACAATTCTGAAGCTGACAATAAGCACCTATAAGAATTTCAAACCAAGTTTTACCTACACCTGTATTAGCAATAAGGGTAGTCAAAGTCTCTTTCTTCAAGCCCTTCGTTATATAGTCAAGGTGTTTAATACCGTAGGGAAGACCAAGCATACCTTTAGTCTCTTTTTTCTTCTTATAAGCTTCAATACGGTCTTCCGTATTTTTAGTAATATCACAAGAGGTCTGCTCTTCAACCTCACTCTCTATGTAGGCAATTTCTTTTTTCAAAAGAGAATAAGCGGTGTCCGTGTCAAAATCTTCAATCTTCTTGACAACCTCTTCCATAACTTCAGCTAAAGAATTATGCTTAACTTTCTTTCGTAGCTCATTGCACCAAAACTTAATATTCTCTTCTGTGCCTACTACTTCAACACCGTCTCTGACAACAGTTTCAAGGTCATAATTCGGGAATTTTCTTTCAAAAACCCGAACAGTGGGAACTTCACCGTCAGAAAGAACAGAGTCATATATAAATTGGAAAGCTCGTCTATGCTCCCCTGAAAAATATGTAGCTTTTATCTGAGCGTCTTTAATGCTAAGAATATCCTTAGTTTCAAGAAGCTTCGATATAAGCCCACACTCGACATCAAAAGGTTTATTGCCTGCCATTTTGAGACCTCCTTACATACTCATTTAATCGGCTTAAAGGGATTGCGTAAGAGCTATTGATAATGCTCCTGCGATAATCGTCTTCATCTACATATAAGGTAATATCACCTATAAGCAAACGCTGACTTATCTGAATGTCCTTTTCAACAACAACTATGCGACTAAAAGGTAGGTCTTCTAAGATATGTTTCATTTCCTCGGTATAATTCTCTCTGAGAACAACGAGGTCTACCACATATTCAGTATGACGATAAAAGTACTCCATTGCACTTCGATATGTAGGGTCTATCTCTGCTCGGGATAGTTTACCTATAATGGCATTAAGTATTTTATTCTTTACTCCTTCAGTCTTGTAGCGGATAAGGCTGTCTTCACAACGAAACGCTATAACCTTACCTACAGTGTTAGCTAAATCTCCGTGTCTCATAGCTACACCTTCTTATCGTAATACTCTTTACGCTTGTCTATGCCCTCAATTTTTATTGGGGTCATATTTCCCTTCAAAAGAGAAGCGACACTTGCACCGTAACGACTCTCAATATCTTTCGGGGATAAATTGGTACAGATAACAGTAACAAGCCCATTATCTTCTCTATACCTCAAAAGGTCTTCAAGGATAGGAGCTGACGCTTTGGAGTCTACTTCTTTTCCCACTTCTTCAAGAACAAGAAACTCCACAGCTTTGTAGTTATTAAAGAGGTCATCTTCTGCCGACTCTTTCTCATCAATACTTCTCGCACTCCATACGAGCGTGTATCGAGACATATAGTCTACAAAAGTTACTCTCCGAGTAGAATAACGGTGCTTGTACGCTTCTTTAGCAACAATACACGCTATCAAAGTCTTACCAACACCATTACTTCCAAATAAACACAATCCACCTAATTTGTCAAGAGACTGCCACCTCATATTAGAAATATAACGAGCAATGCAATCCTGCACTTCTTCAAGGTCGGAACTACCATAAGTCTTAAAGTTCTCTATAGTAACTTCGTGAAACTTTTTAGGAATACCAATAAGACTCAAACTTTTTGGGGATAGATATTTTCTCTCCGGTCTCATTCCCAATCACCTACTTTCGCTTTATCAGTAGTTGTATCTCCTGACCACTCTCTCGTTACTTTCTGCTTTACAGGTCGCACAGTCGGGTCATACTCATCATTAGCCCACAAAATACTGTCTCTATAAATTGTATTACACCAAGTACTTGATAAAACTGTGGGCTGAGTTATATTTTTATCCAAGTAGTTCTGTTCACTGCAAAAGATAAACTCTATCATTAAGCAGATTTCCCTCGGCTCGTAATCAGTCTGCAACTTTTTGAAGATACCCAAATCTCTCTTCATATTTGCAATAACATATTTAACCCCTACTTCTCTTGCTTTCTCTCTGAAAAAGTACATCAAATCGTGGGTAGTAAAGCTGTCTACCGTATTCTCAATATCTTCATACTTTTTAAGAAAGGAAGAATACCTGTCTGAAGATACATTGCGTTTTCTACTCTCAGCATAGCCTGTCTTAAAAGGCTTTCGAGACTTATCCACACTTTCCACAGACTTTTCCACAGGGGTAACTAAACACTGTTTTCGGGACTCACGAAACGAATTAGCTAAGTCCATAACACTTTGTTTTCTCACGCTTTTCACTCCCTTTAATATTATAAAGCTACAATTACATTATAGCATAAATTTCAAAATTAGGCAAATAGAGAGGGAAGCACCGTAATAGTACAACCCTCTCTACTCAATGTTAGTAGTCTTCACCTGCGGTAGCAAGTACCGACTCTTCAAGAACTTCATCAATGATAGCTTCAACACGAGCAAAAGCTTCCTTAACGGTTTCACCTTCGTGAACAGTATCAGATAACCAACAGTCTACTCTCAAAGACTCATAATTCTCCATATTCTTAGTACAGCCTTTCGACATTCCAAAAGTCTGCCCTACATAAGAGTCTATAGTCTTTTTCTTCGCTGTGGTCTGCTTTACTTCGTGGTCGAGAGGTTTACCCTTCTTAATGGTCTCATAGCCATTACGAGCTGTACCTCTCTGAATAGTAGTATTTGCTCTTGCATTATCACGCAACTGCTCTTCCTGCTGTGACTTCAACTTTTTCAACTGAGAACTCAGTGACTTCGCCATAATTACACCTCCTATATTCTTTAGATAATGCCGAATTTTTCATTGTCTTTGACAGTAATAACAATATCAAAATCCTCATTGGAAAGAGAAATCTGACTCTTGTTACCCTTATCTGCAAAGGCATTTACAATGTAATTTCCTTCAGATAAATGGAACTCACGCTGAACACAATCGACAACGGACTCCATTTTCTTAATAGAAATCTCTTTGGACTTTGCTTCATCAGCTTCTGCCTGAGCAGTTAGCTT